GGTCCAAAGAAAGCTGAGAAGATTCTTCAGGACTGTATTACCGAAGCCGATATGTACAAGGCAGTCTTGGAAGCATACGACAACGATGATAAACGAGTACTGGAGAATGGACAATTGTTATGGATACGAAGAAACGAAAACCAGATTTGGTCACCTGCCCTTTGCAGTACATCCAATGGGTTGACGCAGTAGCAGATGTGGAATGGCAAGAAGATGTTAAAGCGGAAGTTCACCTCTGTCACAGCATTGGTTGGATTATTGACGAAACAGATGACGCACTGTGCATCGCTAATACAGTATCTATGGACAACAGCAATGCCCGTATGCATCTACCTAAGCAGTGGATTAAAGTAAGAAAGGATGTAACACTTGAAACCGAGCAGCGCCAAGTCCAAAGGAAGACACCTGCAAAAGTGGGTAAGAGATCTAATACTAGCCAAGTTCAATCTGGAGGCAGACGATGTTCGCTCAGTTAGTATGGGCGTCTCCGGGGAGGATCTGCTACTCAGTCCAGCAGCCAGACGGGTCTTGCCAATTAGTCTGGAATGCAAGTCCAGAGCAGCTATCTCAGTATACGGTTATTACGAACAAGCCAGAGGAAACGCAGGAGGATACGAACCTGTTTGCATCATCAAACAAAACAGAGATAAGCCCTTGGCTGTGGTAGATGCAGATTACTTTTTTGAACTATTAAGGAGCAAACATGAGTAAAGTTTATCGATTCATTTATGATTCTGAGTTTGACACTGAAGAGCCTACAGAATATCCAGAGGCTTCGACTGTTAAGGTACGTCACTACTTTGCAGACTTCACTGCATGGCCTACGATTCTCCACGAGTTCTGTAAGTTCTTGGAAGCTACTGGATACAACGGTGTGATGGAACGTGTTGTTCTAAAAGATCCTTATGAGATGGAGAAGGACGGGTTATTCGAGACTATTGGACCTAATCAGTACATTGCAACTGTAGATACCAATGAGTCAGAAGAAGAAGAAGATGACTGTGACGTCGAAGAAGTAAAGAAAGAGTTAAAACAATACTTTGATTCTTTGAGCGAAGCAGAAAAAAAAGACTTAAAAGAACAGGGCTATAACGTATGACTGTTCATGCCATAATCCCCGACTGCCAAGTCAAGGACGGTGTTGATCTTAGTTATCTGACATGGGTAGGTAAGTATCTTATAGAGAAGAAACCTGATGTGATTGTACAGATTGGGGACTTTGCAGATATGCCTAGCCTGTCAAGCTACGATGTTGGTAAGAAGTCCTTTGAAGGCAGACGGTACAAGACTGATATCGAAGTTACTAACAAAGCTATGGAGATGTTGTTAGCACCCATTAAGGAACATAATGAACGAGCAAAGAGAAACAAGGAACGACAGTACAAACCAAGAATGGTCCTCACTCTTGGAAATCATGAAGAAAGAATTTCCAGAGCTGTCGAAGGAGACCCTAAACTGGATGGAACTATTAGTCTCAGCGACCTTAACTACGAACATCATGGTTGGGAAGTTGTACCGTTCCTTGAACCTGTTGTTATTGATGGGGTTGTGTACGCTCATTATTTTACTTCTGGCGTTATGGGGCGTGCTGTAGCCTCTGCTGCGGCTCTTCTAGCTAAGAAGCATATGTCCTCAGTGATGGGCCATGTGCAGAACAGACAGATAGCCTACTCTAATCGTGCTGATGGCACGCAGATCACTGGCCTCTTTAGTGGCTGCTGCTACCTGCATGACGAGGACTATCTAGGTAGTCAGGGTAACAAGTACTGGCGTGGTATATGGCTGTTGCATGAAGTAACTAACGGCAGCTTCGATGAGATGCCAGTGTCTCTTAACTATTTAAGGAAGAAGTATGAGCATTGATAACGCAACTCCTTCAGACTGGTATAGGGTCCAGCAACTTGAGCCAATAAATCTACATAATGTAGACCAAGCGTTTGACAAAGCTACTAGTATAGATGTTAAAACACTGGGTGATTACATCAAGTCTAAGCAGATTGGTGGCGATCATTACAAGTCTAACATCGAGCCTTGGGATGTCTTCCTTGACTGGGGCTTAGACCCTTGGGCCTGCAATGTAATCAAGTATGTGCAGCGTCATCGTAAGAAAGCAGGTAAGCAGGATCTTGAGAAGGCAAAGCACTACCTAGAGTTCATGATAGACAACTACGATAAGATTGGTGGCAAGTATTATGATTGGAACACTAAAGATAAACTGGAGTGACGCAGATAGGGACTACAAGAAAGGGCAGAACCTAATCCGTGAAGGAGACTGGGCAAACGGGTTTAAACTGCACGAACTTCGGTCCTTACCAGATGCCTTCTGGAATGCTAATGCTAAGTTCCCCGGAGTTAGGAATAACTTTCATAAGGCTGCTGTCTGGATGCCGGGACAGAACATCAAAGGACGTAATGTAATAGTTTGGTCAGAGGCTGGTTGGGGAGATATGCTACAGTTCTCGCGCTTCATTCCTATGATTAATCAGCTTACAAACAATGTGTTCTGCGTCTATCCTGAAGAGATCATTCCACTTCTGCGTAGGCTGGACACTAAGTCAGGGTTTAGTAAAAACTCTAGCGAGTGCCCTCCTTCGGTGTTTAGGATAAAGATGATGTCTATGCCTTACCTTCTGATGGAGCATGGTCTGTTACCTGCAGCACCCACTGATCGGTGGTTTGGTGCAGAGGGTCTGTACCGTAACCCTGAGATAGTGGCTCCTAAGCGCAGTAAGCCCTTGGTTGGTATCTTTTATAATACTGATAACAAGTCTTGGAACATGGCTGCAAAACAGATTCCTAAAGAAGTAGTAGATAAGTTTGTGCTAAGACATCCTGAGTATGATTTTGTATCTCTGCAGATTGGAGAAGGGTTCTTAGATAGTTTTAAGTGGGTTGATACAGCAGACAAAATCCAAACACTAGATGCCGTTATCTCTGTGGATTCTGCTATCGCCCACTGTGCTGCAAGTGTTGGTGTTAAGACTCTGAACCTAATAGGTGACGAGAGCATGGCCTGCTGGAGATGGTATCCTGTCGCTGAGAAAACCTACTGGTACGACAATATGACTACAGTATGGTGGGATAATTACTCTGACTGGGATACTGGCCTAGAGAAGGCAGTTAGTTATCTGCCACAAGTAGTTAGTAAAAAGCGTAGCAAACCTAAGAAAAGTGTGGTATAATTATGGCCTTAACATTAGAAGAGATAAAGGAGCGCATGAAAAGGTGGGATGAGTTAACGCTCATAGAGGAGTTGTCAATCCGTTCAGAGGATATAGTTGAAAGGTTTGATGATATTATTGAAGACAAAGCAGACAGATTAGAGTCGCTAGTTAATTGGGAAGAATTATAATATGGATTACTATCAACAGTTTATTGCAAAGAGTCGTTACAGCAGGTTCATGCCTGAGAAGAATCGCCGTGAACACTGGGAAGAATCAGTAGACCGATACTTTACTTTTATGTTTAACCACTTAGAAGAGAAGTACAAGTTCTCTCCTAACAATGACCTACGCCTAGAGCTTATCAGTGCAGTCAAGAATCTAGATGTTATGCCTTCCATGCGTGCTATCATGACTGCAGGCAAGGCACTAGACCGTGACAACACTGCTGGTTATAACTGCAGCTATCTGCCTATCGATGACCCTAAAGCATTCGATGAGGCTATGTACATTCTCCTGTGTGGTACAGGTGTGGGCTTTTCTGTGGAGCATAAGTATGTTACTCAATTACCTGAAGTGCCGGATCAGTTGTTTGATTCTGAGACTACTATTTCTGTTGCGGACTCGAAAGAAGGATGGGCCAAGGCATTACGCCAACTCATCGCTCTACTATACTCTGGGGAAGTGGCAAGGTATGACCTATCCAAAATTAGACCTGCAGGAGCCAGACTCAGAACCTTTGGAGGACGTGCCTCTGGTCCCGGACCTTTGGATGAACTTTTTAGATTTGTTACCGACAAGTTCAAAGGAGCAGTGGGTAGGAAACTTACATCACTCGAATGTCATGATATTCTCTGCAAGATCGGGGAAGTTGTCGTTGTGGGTGGAGTACGAAGGAGTGCAATGATCAGTCTGTCTGATCTCGAAGATGACCGCATGAGGAGCGCAAAGAGTGGAAACTGGTGGGAACACAACGCACAACGAGCTTTGGCTAACAACTCAGCTTCTTACATTAGTAAACCCGATATCGGACAGTTTCTCCAAGAGTGGACTAGCCTCTATAACAGTCACTCTGGAGAGCGAGGAATCTTCTCACGAGCAGCAAGTAAAACTCAGGCTACAAAGAATGGGAGACGTGATTCAGATTACGACTTTGGTACTAACCCCTGCTCAGAAATCATCCTTCGCCCATATCAGTTCTGTAACCTCACAGAAGTTGTCGTACGGGCCGAAGATACCGTTGCAGACTTGGCTAATAAGGTACGCATCGCCACAATCTTAGGTACATTTCAGAGCACTCTGACGCACTTCCCATATCTTCGTAAGATTTGGCAGAAGAACACTGAGGAGGAGCGCCTCTTGGGTGTATCATTAACTGGTATCTTAGATAATCCTTGGATGGGGAGGGTCTGTGAAAGCACTACGCAATCTCTTGAATACTTACGCGATGTCACCATTACTACCAACAATGAGTTTGCAACACGTTTGGGAATTCCTGTGTCTGCTGCGATTACTTGTGTCAAACCTAGCGGCACTGTGTCTCAACTTGTTAATTCTGCCTCTGGTATTCATACTAGACATAGTGAGTATTATGTTCGCCGTGTGCGTGGAGATAAGAAAGATCCTCTCACGAAGTTCTTAACAGACTCAGGCATTCCTACAGAGGACTGTGTCATGAGGCCAGACAGCACTGCGGTGTTCTCTTTCCCAGTGAAAGCACCAGAGTCTTCTCGTACTCGTGTGGACTTAACAGCTATGCAGCACCTTGATCTGTGGCTTATGTATCAGCGTCACTGGTGTGAGCACAAACCTTCTGTCACCATCTCTGTCAAGGAAGATGAGTGGATGGACGTAGGAGCTTGGGTGTGGAGGAACTTCGATGAGATTAGTGGTATCTCTTTCCTACCTTGGGATGGAGGCTCTTATCGACAAGCACCTTACGAGGAGTGTACTAAAGAGCAGTACGAGGAGCTTCTTTCAAAGATGCCTACAGAGATTGTGTGGGATAATCTTAAGGAAGAAGAGGACAACGTAGAGGGAGCGCAGACCCTAGCCTGCGTAGCGGGGCATTGTGAAATATGATGATCGAACTTAACTTTATCTGTGGAATTATGTGTGGAGCAGAGTATGTACAAGACCCAGAGGAGGGAACAAACTACCTAGTGGTAGACTTCTTATTCCTCAGAGTTCTCTTCAGTTGGGACTAAGTACATAGCTCTCTCATGCTTCCTGCGCTTAACTAGGCCGGGAAGCTCTTTACCACCTGCCTTGGTCCACGCAAGGAAAGCATCAGCAGCAGCTTCGTATTCGCCTCTGTTGTGCTTCATCCTTATCGTGGATCTTTGCAGGTTTCCCAGCCCCACATTGAAGCTAAAGCTAACCAAGGCATCAAACCTACCTTGGGTAAGTCCTGTAGGGCATAGTCTAAGTACACCTCGCTCGAATGTAGCCAAGTCTTCTGCGAGGATTCTATCCACTTCAGCCATTGACAAAACTCTATCCCACCCATCAGGGATACTAAGTCCTTTGCGTTCATTGAATGGTGTCCTTATGTGATTAGGATCGATAACATGACCAACGCCAACAGTCCAAAGCAAAGCAGGACAGCGATATGGACGAACTCTAACTCCTTCATCTTTCTTAATCCCTTCTATGCAGGCACTGCTTACTTTCATTTTTTGCCCCACTGACGAGAACCAAACCAGAAGGCAATGATTCCAGACAGCAAGGCCATCTCATCCTCAGAGAAGATGACATCAGTGGCTGCGATGAACTGCTCTACAGACATACTGCCTAGCCCACCACGCAGCAGGAAGTAAGTCAGTGCTATGTTAATCATCACTAACTCTAGGACAAAGATAAAGGTTACTGTTGGGCGTACTATCCCGTTCAGGTTAACCACCCAGTTAGAGGCCCTAGCCATGATAGCCTTGTCGTGGTCTAAAGCGGCGCTCTGGCGGTCTGCATCGGTCTGGAGGGCAATCTGGTCAGTCCTGATCTCTTCGACCTTCTGCTGGGCTAA